ACGTAGTCTATATTAGTTCTCCCGTCAATAATAGTGTCCCCAGGAAATGTGTCAATGTCAAAATCAATGTTAAGTTTGCCTTCGTCGTTGTCGTCAAGTGAGACTGTGCCGGTTAATGTGCTGTCGTTGTCTTTGTTGGTAATAAAAATAGTTGTTACTCCGGCAGCGTACGAGCCAGGGAATGCTTCAAATAAATCTTTCCATGACTGTGTTCCTACTGTACCGTTTGTGATCAGCTGAGCTGTGCCTGTCTCGAGATACAACGGCCACTGAATGTAGTTTACATTAGCCATTCTATCTGATAGTTCTGTTTGCGCTACAGCACCGTAGCTAGTACTAACACTGCCGGGTGTAGCAAAGTCGTCATATTGGTTAATCTCAGGTGTACTAACTCCAGCTTCGATAGTTCCTCGGGTCTCGTCAAACATTGATGTAATAATGTTGGTGATTACACCCATTTTTTTGACCTTTATAGGAGGACTAATGTAGATAGGTATACTAAAAGATATAGAAGCAACATCTATCTCACTGTCGACACCCACAGGTATGGTTCGACTAGACCAGGAAATGCTATCGAGGTTTACTACAGTGATGCTGGTCCAGTCGATAAAGTTGTCAGTGGTCTGTATCTCAAGCGCTGGATTAAACATAACCAGTATCTGCTCAAGCAACTGCAACTTTTGATCAGTGTTACTGGCCCAAATATCCGAAGTTAATCGAAGAGTATAAGGAGTGGGCATTAGTCGCTCTACAGTATAGTTCTTACCTTGGTAATTAAGATACTCGTTGTTGTTGCTGTCGTATGCACGTTCTCTAATGTTAGTCTTGCGAGTGTAAGATGAATCGCTAAGCCTATCTCTGTCTAACTCAAGTCCAGTTACGTATACGCTTATTCTAGGTGCACTAGGTAGCTTGTTCTCACTGTTCTCTCGAATAACGTTAGCAACCTGTCGAGTCATATCTCCGTACAACACTGGAACTTCTTTTATGTTACCGGCACCGTCTTGGACAGGGAAGTTGCTCATGATGCGCATCATCTGAGTTATATATCTTCTAATCTGAGCGTCGTAGAAAAATCTCATGTATTCTCTCTATCTTAATTATCTGGTTTTGGTCTAAGTGCTTTAGACAAGCTTTGTCTTTCTTCTACTACCTCGCCGTCGATTATGCTGGAGTTAAAGTTATTAACAAAGCTACCTCTTTGATTTTGTCTTTCGTCTACGTTGCTTAGTGTCATTCTAATGTCGTCGTAGACTTTCTTCCAGCGATCTTCGTCGTATTGAAATAACCGGTTGGGCATAAAATCAGTGCGTAAAAAGTAATCACCAGTAACGGTGTCTCGAGGAAACTCTATGCCGATGCCAAACGGCACTCCATTAGGAGCAGCATCGCCGCCACCTATCATGTATCCAGTATATCCTAACCGACTTGGTTTTGCTACAAATGCAGCTTCTTCGGAGATGCCATTGTCCTGCAGATCACTGGGTATCGCAGTCCTCAGCGTTATACTACCATTCTCGTTTGTGTCTACGGTATAGTAATGACTGATTTCAAATCCTGAGCGTGGAGAGTCAGCTTCTGCTTGCGCAACCACCGCCTGGCTAATCTGCATTTCTTTGTCGTAGGTTGACAACAGATCTCGCAGCGTTTCGTCGCTGTCTTCGTCAGCGGGCTGGTCAAGTATGTCAGCGTACTCTTGGCTGTCAACGATTTGTTTAAGTTTAAGTCTATATAAATGGGGATACCAAGTATGACTAAAACCTTCTGCTGCTCGTGTTACGTCTTCAACTACATAGAATCGTTTTAGACTAACTGAATAATCATTAAGTGCATATTCGTCTTTTAAGTGTGGTAGTTCAATAACATCACCTGAAATAATCTTGCGTCCTATGGTTTTTACGCTGCTGTTAATATGAATAGTCAAGGATAGATTGTCGTTGCTTAAAAACAGTCCAAATGCCGACAAGTCAAAGTCGATGTCTTGTAAACTATAGATACCACGAATGCTGTAAATGTCCGGATCGTACTTCCTGTCACGGTTTTCTAAAAATAATAGATCTTGAATATTAGTTTCTGACAGAGCATCGTACGTGGGCTGGTCGGCAGTTCCTTGTCCTTCTTCGGGATTTAGGGGACCTAGATATTTGTGTATGTTAAGGGCAGTGCCACCAACTACAAACATTTCTTGTATTTGTCGATCAAGAAAATAATAGTCGTTGCCACGTTCTGGTTTATATAATGATAAGCGAGGGATAGCTGTTCTCCTTAGTTCTTAGTGTATTTATTTGATTCAAAACTTAATGTAACGATAAATATGTTATGGAGAACCACTAAATGTCGAACTTGACCACACAAAAACAAGAAGTATTTGATTACGTAAAAGCGTTTCTAGGCGGCGGCATGGTCGACGTTGAACTTGACCCTATTCACTACGAGACTGCTCTAAAAAAAGCACTATCAAAATTTAGACAGCGTTCTGACAACTCTGTTGAAGAGTCGTATATTTTTATCACAACTACAGCAGATCAAAACGACTATACACTGGCCAACGAAGTTATTGAAGTAAGAAAAATATTCAGAAGAAGTATTGGGTCACGCCCTGGAACATCTCAAGCAGGTGGGCCAATATTTACTCAGTCATTTACAGCAGTTCCAGGACAATTGTCTACCTTTGATGTAAACTACAATCTAATGGCAGTGCAAACTGTTATTGTAAAAGTGAACGGAGTAGACACAAAGGACTACGCTATTGATACTAATAATAGATCAATTACGTTTATTACGCCGTTGTCGCCGTCCGATGTAATCGGAGTAAGCCTTTACACATCTGGCGAAAATGGCGGAGGCTCGTTGTTTGACCCGTTTAGTTTAGCTTACACCAACGCTTACTTACTAAGCAGCTCTAATATGGGCGGTCTGGCTACTTACGATATGTTTAGTCAGTATCAGGAACTAGTAGGACGGATGTTTGGTAGTTTTATTGAGTTTAAATGGAACACTTCAGCTAAAAAACTAACATTGTTACAACGCCCAAGGGCTGAAGAAACACTGATGCTATATGCTTATAATTATAGACCAGATGATCAGTTATTAACAGATTATTTAGCAGGGCAATGGATTAAAGATTATACTTTGGCCGGGTGTAAGTATATGCTAGGGGAGGCACGCTCGAAATTTGCTACGATTGCCGGCCCACAAGGTGGCAGTTCACTAAACGGTGAAACACTAAAAGCGGAAGCGCAAGCTGAAATGGAAAAACTTGAGATTGATGTGATGCAGCAAGTAGCTGGCGGGGTGGGGTATAGCTGGTTAATCGGCTAAATTGGTTGACAAGTTGATGTTCTCCTAGTATAATTCAATAAACTAGGAGAACAATAGCTTGATTAAAAAACCTAAACTAATGGTCATCGGACACGCACAACACGGTAAAGATAAGGCGTGCGAGGCACTAGTCAAATTCTACAACTTAGCATACGAATCTAGTAGCCATTTTGCTGCCCGTAAATTCATCTTTGACGAAATCAAAGACCATCACAAATATAACACTATAAAAGAGTGTGTAGCAGATCGTGTTAACCATAGACGGATGTGGTATGACATGATTTCTAATTACAACTACCCTGACCCTGCTCGCCTTGGCAAAGAACTGTATAAGGAAAATGACATCTATTGCGGTCTTCGACACAGACGTGAATTCAATAGTATGAAAAACCAAGGTGTGTTTGATTGCGTAATATGGATAGATCGCAGCGATCACATGCCGCCTGAAGATAAGTCTAGCATGACGCTCGAACCATGGATGGCAGATTTTATAATCGACAATAACGGAACTGAAGCAGAGCTGGAAATCAGAGTATGTGAACTAATGGACTACCTGTTGCCTGCAAGATACGGTCTATTGTCGGCCTCAGTGATCAGGCGTTAAGTCGCCCTGTCGCCAGCGTACACCCGTCTTTTGCAGGATACGCTGGCAGTTAGCGCACACAGTCTTCAAGTTGTTTGGACGGCAACTATTTAGATCTCCGTCTATATGATACACGTCAAACTGCTCCGGAAAATTAGACCTAAACCCACACTTCTCACAGTATTGCTTTTTCTCGTATTTGGCCTGTTTCCACTTAGGTATTCCGTGCCCTACGCCGTTGCGCCGGCATGTCCCGCATAACCTACGATAATATGTTTTCCCTTCTTTTTTATAATTTATAGCAGCTACTCGCTGTCCGCACTTGCATAATGGTCTCATGCTGTATTTACCTAGCCTTTTCGGTGCCTTTTCCTGGGCTATAATTGGGTAATTTTAACTGAGAACAACTAAATACAGTTAGATAAGAATTATCCAAGGAGAATAATAATCATGGCATTAGTATCACCAGGCGTAGAAGTCAATGTAATTGACGAAAGCTTCTACACGCCGTCATCAGCTGGCACAGTACCGATGATATTTGTAGCATCTGCAGAAAACAAAACCGGCAGCGGTGGTGCAGGGGTTGCAGTCGGCACGTTAAAGTCAAACGCAGGTAAACCATATTTAATCACTAGTCAACGAGAACTAGGAGAAACGTTCGGCGATCCGCTGTTCTATTCAGATAACAACGGCAACATGATCAACGCTGGCGAGTTAAACGAGTACGGTCTACAAACTGCTTACTCGCTACTAGGTGTTAGCAACCGAGCATACGTTGTTAGGGCAGACCTAAACTTAGCTAAACTACAAGCATCGGCTACTGCACCAGGCGGCGAGCCTGCTGACAGCGCTTATTGGTTCGATACTCAAGTTACAAACTTTGGTTTGCTAGAGTGGAACGCAGCACCAGTAACTACTTCAAATGGCCAGAGCTTTTCTACTGTGCCTAGGACAGTAATTGTTGAGGTATCTGATCTTGACGTTAACAACGTAAACAAACCTAAAAGATCTATAGGACAGATTGGTAACTACGCTGTTGTAGCAGAAAACAACATGAACCGTGTATACTTCAAGACCCCAGGAACAAACACAGGCGCTGGCGATCCCGGAGATTGGGTAGAGGTCGGTTCACCGGAATGGAAAGCAAGCTGGGCCGCAGTAAGCAGCTCTGCTACTCCTGTTGCTTTAACTACTGGTGACGATATTGTGATTAACACTATTACTGTTGAAATTAGTGGTACAGATGTAACTGCAATGGTTGCTGCTATTAATAGCCCTGTTATTACTGGAATTACAGCAGCAGCACCTAATGGATTACTAGAGATTTATTCAACAGGTGTTGATGTTGTTATTGCTGCTGGCTCTACCGGCGATTTGCTGAGCGACTTAAACCTTGCTGCTGGAACTTATAGTGCACCAAGATTAGCAATTCAGCCACATACAAATATTCCGGGATTTAAGAGTGTAAACACTAGCCCGGCGCCTACTGGTTCTATTTGGTTAAAGACCACTGAACCAAACGGCGGCGCAAAGTTTTCAGTAAAGCAGTACAACGGTGATACTCAACTTTGGGAATTATTAAATGCTCCATTGTTTACTACACCATATGCGGCATTGTTTAATTTAGATAAAACCGGCGGCGGGATAAATTTAGCAGTAGGCACTCTGTTTGTTAAAGTAAACGACGCTGACGAAGTTGATCCGGTTGCAAACTACAAGATATATCGTCGAGTATCGCAAGGTCCGTCACAAATAACTAGCGCAACAGTGGCAGCTCAATTATCACAAGGACCACTGAACTTTTCTATTCAAGAATCATTAGTAGGATCATTATCGCTTAGTACTGCTCAGACAATTAGTTTTACAGCAAATGGAAATGCAGGAGACTCAGAGTTAATAGCAGCGGCGATTAACGCAGCTGGATTTGTCAACGTTGTTGCGCTGGTTAACGCAACCAACAAAGTTGTAATTCAACACACCCTAGGCGGCGAAATACGCCTAACCGACACAGACTCTGCATTAACTGACATAGGACTTGCGCTAGTTGTATCTAATTGGCGAGAGCTAGTGTACACTGCATCTCCGGACGAGCCTCTAAGTCTTACAGCAGACGGTGAAATTTGGTACAGCTCAGTCGTCGACGAAGTTGATATCATGGTACACGACGGTAATACTTGGGTAGGCTACGGAAATGAACTAAGTGGCACCGATGCTACTGGACCGATTGTTAGCGCATCTGCTCCGACTACGCAACTAGCCGGCGACTCATTAGCAGAAGGTGACCTCTGGATTGACACTGGTGACATTGACAATTATCCGGGTGTATATCGTTACAGTGGGCAACGAGAAGAATGGGTCTTACTTGATAAAACCGACCAAACATCTGAAGAAGGTATTCTATTTGCAGACGCTCGTTGGGGCAACGCTGGCAGCGATAGCGCGCCAGCAGACATTGCTGAACTATTGACTTCGGATTATTTGGACCCAGACGCTCCGGATCCAGCACTATATCCAAAAGGTATGTTGCTATGGAACATGCGAAGAAGCGGATTTAACGTTAAGCGTTATGTACGCAACTACATAAACACCGCCGGTGACAACATTCGCTTTACTGACGAAGCAATGCAAAACTATTACCCAAATCGTTGGGTTACTGACTCAGGCAACAACGTTGACGGATCAGGTTCGTTTGGTAGAATTGCACAACGCAAGTCAGTAGTACAAGCATTGCAAGCAATGGTTAACAGTAATCAGCAAATACGCGATGAAGAATCAAGACAGTTTAACTTAATTGCTACTCCTGGGTATCCGGAACTAATTGGCGAAATGATTACGCTAAACTTTGACCGTAAACTTACTGCGTTTGTAGTAGGAGATACGCCAGCAAGATTAACTCCAGATGCTACTTCACTTAACGAGTGGGGATCAAACGTTAACCTAGCTGTTGAGGATAATATTAACGGTGCAGTTAGTCGAGATGAATACTTAGGTATGTACTATCCATGGGGCTTCACTAGCGATAACTTTGGCAACAACGTAGTTGTACCACCAAGTCATATGGCACTACGCACGTTGATACTAAACGACCAAGTGGCATTTCCGTGGTTTGCTCCTGCAGGCACACGTAGAGGCGGAGTAACCAACGCAACAGCATCAGGCTATGTAAGTGCCGAAGGCGAGTTTGTAAGTGTTGCGCTAAACACCGGACAGCGTGATACATTGTATACTAACAGTATTAATCCGATTACGTTTATTAGCGGCGCAGGACTAGTTGTATTTGGGCAAAAGACTCGTGCAAGAAATGCAAGTGCGCTAGATAGAGTAAACGTTGCTCGATTAATTGTTTACTTACGTACACAATTGGAGTTGCTGGCAAGACCGTACTTGTTCGAGCCAAACGATAAGATCACACGTGATCAAATCAAAGCATCTGCAGATTCACTACTTCTAGAACTTGTAGGACTACGAGCATTGTATGACTTCTTGGTAGTGTGTGACGAGTCTAATAACACACCTTCAAGAATCGACCGCAACGAGCTCTACTTGGATATAGCAATTGAACCTGTTAAAGCAATTGAATTTATCTATATTCCGTTGCGTATTAAGAATACCGGCGAGATAGCATCACTAGGATAATATGCGCATATAATGAGGTGGCATAATAACCACCTCATTATAGCATAAATACAAGTGATAATAGGAGAAAAGAATGCCAATCACAACTTTACAAAACATTAGTGTACCAACTGAAGCAGGTGGATCTAACTCATCACTGTTGATGCCTAAGATGCAATATCGCTTCAGAGTACTATTTGACAGCTTTGGTACCACAGGAGGACCAGATGGTGTTAGAGAAGTATCACGACAAGTAATTGACGTAACCCGTCCTAACGTGTCGTTTGAACAAATAACCGTTGATGCCTATAACAGCAGGACCTATCTAGCTGGTAAGCATACTTGGGAGCCAATTACCCTTAATCTGCGCGAAGACGCAAACAATAACATCCAAAGAGTAGTCGGACAACAGCTTCAAAAGCAGTTTGACTTCTTTGAACAATCAAGCGCAGTAGCAGGCAGCACCTATAAGTTTCAAACAAAAATTGAAATTCTTGATGGTGGTAATGGCGCAGGTGGTCCTAACGTTATTGATAGATTTCACTTAGTAGGTTGTTATATTGAATCAGCAAACTACAACACACTAGCGTATGCTACTAGTGACGCTGTAACAGTAGCATTAACTATACGTTATGACAACGCTATTCAATACGGTGCAGACGAAGAACAGAACGGCATTGGCGAAAGCTTTATTCGAGCTGTCGCAGAAACCGCAGGCGGAACTCAAGCAACTGGTTAATATATGTTGGTTGGCGTTATCAAAAAACGGAGGCTATTTACAGTCTCCGTTTTTTATTGTCTTCTCACTTAAACAGATAACATAAATATAGTTATGAGCTTCTTAAATAACTTTCTAGACAACCTAAACGCACGAGATAATGAAGTCACTCTTAGAGATGCACGGCACGCCTTTCAGCTATTCAATGAGCACGGCCACGCGCTATCACCTAAAAACAAGTTTCTTTATCATGTTATGTTTCAAACAAGAGACGAAGTGGGTAACCAGTACGATTCGAACACTATAAAATTTCAAAAAGAAATAGGTGTACTTGCTAAGAGTGTCGAGCTACCTCAGTACAGAGCAAGCATCGAAAATAAACAACAGTATAATCGAAAAAAGAATGTGCAAACTCGTATAGACTATCAAGATGTAACTATCAAGTTTCACGATGATAATACAGGCATGTCAAGGGCTATGCTACAGGAGTATTACAAATACTATTACAACGACGGAAGACACCAGTTGAATCAAGGTGCGTACGATCCTCGAGACAAATACAAAGAGCGAGTGCCGAGATACGGTCTGGACACTACTAATAAAGGACCGTTTTTTAACTATATTAAAATTTTTCAACTTGCAAGAAAGAAGTGGTTTAGTTATACGTTGGTCAACCCATTAATTAGTCAATGGGGCCACGACGTATTAGAATATAGTGACACTGGCGGCCAAATGGAAAACACTCTGGTAATAACCTACGAAAGCGTAATATATAATAACGGAGATATTATTAGTGATACGCCGCCAGGATTTACCGCAGACGAAACAAGATACGACACTGTAAAAAGCCCACTTCAATATCCTAAACAAGAAGATGAGAGTATTCTTTCTACTATACTCGGACCAGTGTTAAACGGATCGTCTTCAAATACAACTAGAAGAATAATTCCTGGCAGGGCTAATAATAGTGCAAGTGATAAAGAGTCTTCGTCGCTAATAGACCTAGGCAGAGGATTAATAGGAGCATTACCGGGCTTAGCAGTACCTACAAAAGACACTCAACGAGCCACTAATGTGTCTTCACTATCTGCAAGTGGCAGCAATGTGTCTAACCCTGACGCATTAATATCTAGTTTAAATAATAGTCCCAAAGCAAAAGAAAGTTTCACTGCCCAGGCTCTTAATGCAAGCACAGTAGAAGGCACAAATTATGCAGACTATGTAGCTACTAGTGATAGCGGCCGGGCTGCAATTGATGCAGGACTGAAAGATAAGATTGCAGGTGGCGACAAGAAAACATCATCATTTGCACAGAATGCAATTAACAGTGACGGAGAATAAATATGGCACGATCAGACAGCGTAAGTACACAAGATGCCTCAGTCTCTACTACTAGGTTCTTTGATAACTTCTACGGACAAGAAATATCGTTTAACGCTAACGAAATAGATGCAGTAGTTGGGTATTTCTTAAAAAGGGGATTTGATAAGGTTGCTGCTACTAATACTGCAAGTATTATTTTACAACAGGCCGCAGTTGACAATATACCAGTTTTTCAGTTAATCGACACGCTAAAAGGAGCAACTGATGTACAGCTGAGTAATGTAATTGCTCAAATACTTAATATAAGTAGAAGCAAGACTAGCGCAGTAGGTTATAAAGTCGACAGACTTACTCAGTTGTTTGACCAAAGACAGATCATAGTATAATGCCACGCTTTGCTCAAGGAAAGTTTACTCTAAAGAATCCAGACAAATACGTAGGGAATAAAATCCCTACGTACAGAAGCGGCTGGGAATTTCACTTTATGAAATTTTGTGACGAGCATCCGTCAATCTCTCAATGGGCAAGTGAAGCAATTAAGATTCCTTATAAAAATCCGCTTACAGGCAAGCCGTCAGTATACGTTCCGGATTTCTTTATTGCATACAGCGACAAAGGTGGAAAGCAGCGAGTAGAGCTAATAGAAGTAAAACCTGCTAGTCAAGCTATAAAGGAAAGGCTAGGTCGTTCTAAATTTAATCAAACCCACTACGTAATAAATCAGGCCAAGTGGCAGGCTGCTCGTGCATGGTGTAAGCAGAAAGGCATTATTTTTAGAGTGGTCACTGAAGACGACATTTATACCGGAACCAAAGGCAACAGCAGGCGACGATAAATAATGTTAGCACATAATGGGATTAAACTATGACCAAGCGATTGGAAGATTTATTAGATTTGCCAGAGTCAAAAGCACTTGTAGACGAAGCTAAAAAAGAAGAGAGCAAGAAAACAAAATACGAAGCAGTGTCACAAAAAAAAGCGTTTGCACAAATTGCAGAGTTTGATAAAATAAGTTCAGCACTACCTGCTGTTAAAGGACTAGGCGAGGTTTCAGACTCTGAACTGAACAACATTGCACTAAAGGCAATGACAGCCTACGACGACCTAATGGATCTCGGAATGAATGTAGAGGCTCGTTATTCAGCTAGGATTTTTGAAACTGCTGGCGGAATGCTTAAAACTAGTCTTGATGCTAAGGTTGCAAAGATGGACAAGAAGCTAAAGATGATCGAACTACAGCTAAAGAAAGAGAAAATGGACAAAGACAATAACCCTATTGATAATAATATGGTCAACGGCGAAGGGTATGTAGTCACTGACCGCAATAGTCTATTAGAAAAACTTAAAGGAATGGACAAATAACATAGGTAAAAACTATGCACACTGTTACACCTGTTATTGATAAATAAAATATAACTAGGATAAATCTACATGAAATCTTTTACACAACTTTTAAATGAATCCAAAAAAACATACCAGTTTAAGATTGGTGTAGCAGGACCTCTTCC